CTTTGATAGTTTATGTCGAAAGACCCTCGCTGCACTGGGGGCTAGTTTTTATATAACTAGTTCCTGGTGGCTTGGCAATTCGACACCAGTTTTGTTCTTTATCGATTGGGTAGATATTAAAAAAATAGGCTTGTGCCCCTCCACGGCATTAAAGTTTAATAGATATTTTGATAGAGAGCAAATATAAGAGTTTTTAGCGATAATACCAATCCCACAGATTATTATTATAACACTCGTTAAAAGCTCTTATATTTTTATGTAACTTAACTTTTGGAGAATAATAATGATAAGTGCTTGGACTCTTTATTGGGTATTAATGTTAGATAATATTAACGGCATCTTGGCGATAGGCTTTAGTATTTCTTTGGGGATATCGGTAGTGTTAGGAATAATAAGCGTTATTACTCTTGATGATAGGGATTATAATGATGTTCGCAAAAGGATTGCTGAAATATTTAAATGTTACTTGCTTCCTATTTTTTTTATCACGTCGCTAATTGGGGTGTTTTTACCAAATACAAATCAAATGGCCATGATATATGTGATTCCTAAATTGAGTAATTCTGATTTTATGAAGAAAATGCCTTCTAAATTAGAGAGATTAGCAGACAAAGAAGTTGATAATTTATTAAAAAACATGGAGAAATAATAATGAGAAAATTAATAGCAATTGGGGTATTGGCGTGCGCGGTATCGCAAGGTTTTGCGCAAGAGGTAATAAGGGCAATTCCTTTTGAGCCGGTAAGATTACAATTAGGTGACCAATTAATAGGGTTGATGGCAGATCCAGAAGGGCGCACAATTATATGTAAAGCAACGGCCCTGAAAGATGCCTATCTTCCTGTTTATGGATTCTATTCTACGTCCAACATTAAAGATGCGAAGCATGATTCATTTAAAGTTGCATATCCTGGTGCGACCACTCTTATTTTTGATAAAATATTCCCGGTAATGCCTACAACAGACTCTTATGTTCAATTTGAAAATCTCTCTGATTATCGTAAAACTGGATTTTCTGTAGGATGTATATATGCGTAAGATGAGAAATATCCTAATTGGCACATTATGCATGGGGGTAGCGGGGTGTGGATTTGTAACTGGTTCCGGCGAAAAAGTCGGAACAGTTATTAAAATCGCAAAAGAAGGGATTATATTTAAAACATGGGAAGCTGAAATTATCCGTGGCGGGATGAATAATGTGTCAGGTGGATTTTCAACGAAGCCTTTCTTTTTTACAATTACTGATAAGGAGATGTTGCATAATGTGCAACAATCATTTGATAGTGGAAAAGAAATAAAAATTCATTACAAAAGACGATTTTATATATTTAATTGGAATTCTGAATGTAATGGTGGTGAATGTAATTTTTTAATTGGGATTAGTTAATGATATTAACTGATAAAGATATAAAAGCATTAATAAAGAAATGTCAATTGCAAGTTGAACAAGCCTATCAATCCAAGCTTGAAGAAGATTTCGGTGGTGATGACTATTTTAAGCGAGGATTTTTATTAGCTTGCAATGAGATTTCTAATTTAATGATAAATGTATTAAGCCAATATGAGATAAAACCGAATGGAAATAGTTAAACTTCCTCAATCAAAAGATATAGAGAAAGCACGAAAAGAGGCTATAGATATAATAAATAAGTGTGCTGCTTTTGTTGTGGGGTATAGATGGTATAAAGATGAAATTTATGGATGGTGTCAGGGAAACGCCGCTTGTACTGATATGATTGTTATTGGTAATTTAATATCAGCGCAAGGCATTCATGATATGGATAAAGATTTATAATAGAGAGAAATAATAATGAAAATAAATAAAAATAAATATGCTGTTGAATCCAATGAATGGATTCAGTTGCGCGGTAGAATTAAAGAAATATTAATGAATAAAAGAACCATAGGTTTAGCGACGCAAGCATTGATGTATTTAATTCAGGATGAGATTGTTAAGTCCAAGAAAGAGAGGATGAAATAAGGTGGCTAAAGTGAAGAATTCTTTAAAAAATCTTATAGCACAAAAAGAATATGATGATTTTTTGCTGGAATTTATAAAAGCTATGTATGAAGATAAGGAAAATAAAAGCATAGGATTTTCGAATTTAAAAATTACCACTCGCGGGGATAGGCCGCATAAAAAATTATTTGAATTTAGGGTGTGGGTAGAAATATAGAATGGAAAAGAAATTAATTAGTGATGAGGACATAAGATTGTGTTGTGACCGATGCCAAATATTTCGCAATGAGCATTCATTATTTGCTGGATATTTATGTAGAAAATGTGTTGCGATTAGAAATGCAGATAAAGTTTTTAAGGAAGTGGTTTTGAAGAGAATAAGTATGGAAAAGAAGTTAATACGTTGTCATAAGTGTCGAACATTAGAAGGTAAGAGACAATGTATTCGTCCCATCGGTCATCCGGAGGGTGATTTTTATCCTATTCAGTTATGCGAAGAATGCATAAAGTATATACGTAGAGATAACGGCGAATTAAAAACATATGACGAATTAATGATGAATGATGATGCAACAGAAATTAACATTGAAGCAAAATAGATTTATTAAAGAGTATATTAAAACAGGAAATGCGACCGCTGCGGCAGTGAAAGCGAACTACAGCGAAAAGACCGCTAGACAGATGGGTTCCGAGAACCTGTCGAAACCGTATATAAAACGAGCAATCGAGAAAGTGATGAGTAAATCCGCGGAAGAAATGGGAATAAATGCAGAATTTGTTTTAAGTAATTTAAAGTATTTTGCATCCAAGAAAAAGATTAAATGGGCGAGTCATGCAATTAAATCAAATGAGTTATTAGGAAAGAATTTAAAATTATTTCATGACACAGAAGTAGATGTAAAATTGCAACATCAAGAAAGGCAGAAGCAGATTGAGGAATTAGAGTAATGTTATTAATGGGAAGCAAAGATGCCGAACAAGATTATCAAGATTCATTATCTTATCTTAAAGAATTAATCGCATTTCATGAGAAGCATGGACGCATTATTTGGTTTCCTCCTTTTGTAGAAGGAAATGCAATAATCGCAAGGAAAGGTGACGATATTACCGGCGAAGCTTTTGATGGATTTTTAGATAAATTAAAATCCTTGAAAGAAGATACGATAAATAGAATAAGGAGTTAGAGTAATGGGTTATATGCATTGTGATATATGTGATAACAGAGCATATTATGACGCGGGATCGAATTTTGATGATTCTCATGTCTTTGTTGTTTGCAAGTGTTGTAAAGCTAACGATGAAAGCATCGTTATTAAGATTGCCAGTGATGGGGATGCTAAAAAAATAACATATAAAACTAAAGATCAAACGCGCGTTGAGGGTTTAGAATGAGCTTTCTAAGATTTGTAATGTATTGCTCTAAATGCGGAGAAAGCAAAGAAGAAGATATGTATAAGATAACTGGCGAGCGCACGGTTACCTATTGGATTTGCAAAAAATGTTATAACAAAAAGGAGTCACCCTTATGACAATTGATTTTCCTTTAGCAAAATTAATAATGGACGACTTAAACAAGCATTGTTTATTCTGTATGTCAGAACTTGACATTCAAGATGACGTGCCTATTGCTTCTGGGCGACTCACACAAATAAATCAGAAGCTTGCATGCTGTAAAAAATGTTACGAGGCTTTGGAATGATAAGAGATCTAAAATATGCCGTCATTGATAGAATGCGGGGACAAGCGGAAATTATTAGCAAAGAAATTTTAGATGAGCGGCAATTATCTTTAATTGCAACTGCTTTAGATATGATTTCTATGGTTATTTATGGAATAACGCGGGAGGAGTTGGAATAATGGCTGGATGTGATTATAGATTTTGTGACGTATGTAATAAGAGGGCTTATTATGATACGGATGTTGATTATAACAGTTGTGAAGTTATAGTGTTATGTGAAGAATGCGCTAAAGAATGGATTATTAATATTACTTCTAAACTTATTCCGGAGGAGCTTAAAGATGAGATGGCAGAGATTAAAAAAGAACTGCATGATTTAAGATTGGCGTGGCTTGATATAAAACAACAATTGGAGATGAATAAGAATGGCTAATACAATAAAGAAATAGTAAAGATGAAAATATATAAGATTAAATATAAAACTTCATGGCTTATGCGGCCACAAATAAAGTTGATGGAGGCGGAGACTTCTATAAAAGCTTTAGGATATTTTCAGTTATGCGCCAACGGTTTTGATTGGATAATAATTGATATAGAGTTAATAGAAGCTTTGCCACATCCTATGGAGGTATCTATATGATGGGATCATTTTCTCAATCTGAATATTATAAATTAAAAAAAGACGGGAAAGAATTTGACAACAAAATAGAGAGAGGGTTGAATGAGTTTTTTGCTCCAAAACCTACTCCAACTAAAACAGATGAGAAAGAAATAGAATTACAAACAATTAAGAAGGTGAGCAAATGAGTAAAGAAATTACATTGAATGATGTAGTAATGAGAATTGGAGAAATTATTCGGCACATTAGCCAAGAAGGTGATGCGTTAATAGTAACCACCGAACAAATTAATAGAATTATTATTAAAATAAACGAAATAGCGCTGATATTTAATTGCGCCGATATCTTACGAAGAGTTGAGGAGCTAAAAGAATGTGGTCATTAATATTTATAGTTATATGTTCTCCCGGATTTTTTGGAGCAGCCAAAGAGGCATATACGGTAACCGCTTCGCATGTAGATAATTTTATTAGTAGGAAATTATGCGAAGATGCTGGAAAAGAATTAGTAAAGAATATGCATCATGTCGAAGTACAATACACATGTGCGCTAGAGATTAATTGACTAATGCGTCATTGCTGGTGTCATTGCAATAGGTGGGGTGAATGTTGGTTAAGATGCAGATTAGTATGATAGGTGAATGAATGGTGCCAGGAACTTTATTAAAAAATGTGCTGCATCATGACAAAGAGCAGATTTATTTATGGGATTACATGCCTATAATTAACAAATACAAGCAAGAAGATATTCGGGTTTATTATAAACCTGATGAAGTATTAGGGTCTGGCGTAGAAATATATGTTCTTGAGTATGTAAGCATGTCTTCCCATGAAAAATGGAATCCCCTCGCAATGGAGGTGAAAGTTATTTATTATGCTATTTGTTTTTTCGATGGATTACGACATTTATATATGAATCCTTATGAAGATAAGAGCGAAGGTTATTTAAATTATGCTGATTTATCTCTACATATTAAAGTATATGAAGCTATGCAATCTTTAATAGAAAAATATTGTAGAGATTGGAATGCATGAAAGAATTAGAATGATTGCAATAATAATCATTTATATACTATTTGTTTTTATTTTAGTGTGGAGCAGTAAAGAGCCATGAAAGAATTCAAAGAGTTCGCAATTATCATTGTTTCAGTCTGCGTTGTAATGAGTATATTAGCAATTGTGTTGGTGCATTGAGGAGTAATAATGGCAATTGACTACGAAGAATTTTATGAGAAAATAGTGAATGGAACAAACGAATGCACCCATTAGATATTCAAAAATTACTGCATATTTTAATTGATGATAAAGAAAAGGTTTTTGATATTTTATCAGATTTTAAATTAGTAATGGTACGCATTGATGATAGTGTTTATCGACTTACTCGTGAATGCGTAGTTGATAAAGAGTATAAATATATTGAGGGGGAAAGTGATGCCAAGCAAAACTAAAAAACAATCCCGCTTGATGGCGGTCGTGGCGCATGACCCAAAGTTCGCTAAGAAAGTTGGAATCAAGCAGTCGGTTGGCAAAGAATTTAATCAAGCAGATGCTGCAACCGGAATATTAAAAGGGAGGCGCAAGAAGAAATGAAAGTACTTGAACTGATGCATAGTTTAGAAGAGGCGTATGATAGATTTGGCGATATTGAGATTAGGGTTAATCTTACGAGAAAACGGAAGGATGGAGCTATGGATTATGCCCCTATAGAATTAATAATTGAATCCGAAGAATTTATAATTAAATGTGAGTAAATAATAATGAGTCGAGAAGTTGTTGGCTGCTATATTACATTAATGAATAAAAATCCAGCCCATAAGCTCGTCCTTAATTCAGTTGTAGAATTAGTGAATGGGCTTGGCGTTATGGCTCAAATAGAATGGCGTGACATTAATAGCTTAAGGCCGTCCCAACAAATTGAGAAGTTAAGAAAAGAATTATGGGAAAAACATAAAGAAATACGTGATTTAAAGAAAAAATATGAGGATAAATAATAATGATGCCATTTAATGCAAATGCAGTCCCACAACATAGATTACCTCCGGCAACTGAGGCTAACATAGAAACTAAAGTAGCTCTCTATCGACAACGAGTGCAAGAGGAGGCTGCAATTAATGGTCATCGTCCGTTTATGTTAGATTATTTTGTTGCTCATTATCGGGCTACATTGCAAGATGACGCATTACGTGAATTAGAAAATCAAGAGTATTTAGAGGCCGCTATTAGGCCCCCAAGAGGTTAATATGGCAATAGATAAATATGGCAAAATAACAAACGGCATCGGCAAGATGGTGAACGGCCGATTGGTTGAAGTTCCATTGAGCGATGTGGGTAAATCATCAAAAACATTAAGCGATAAAGAGCGCCTAGATAAATATCGCGGCGAGAAAGAGCAGGCTAATAGAGAAAAAAGAGGATTATAAATGGGAATGATATATTTTTTTATTGGAAGTCTTATTGTGGCTCAAATTTTATTCTTTGTATTAATTCATTTTGTTACCAAGCGAATAGATTTTATTCAGGATGAAGTGCTACCACTATTGCGAGTATTACGAGGAGAAAAAAGACATGACGGATTTTGATGTTCATCCAGAAGGCTATGCAACTATTGATGCTGTTCATACGACTGAAATGCCGCGTGACCCTCGGTTGCGACGCGACGCTCAACAAGATTTGCATATTGCTATTGATTTAGCATATGCTTTCGCTATTCAGATTAAAGAGCTTCATCCAATGGCTGAGAAACAAGTCAAAGGAATGATATTCCAGGGGAATTTACTATAATGTTAAATGATAGATGGGCTAAAAGAATTATGCGAGCCGCCAAAACAGATGTTATAAGTGGCCCTCCTACTAATGATATTATTAAGCCTAAGATAACCGATAGAGAATGCGAAATGAAAGATTGTGTTAAAGACCATGAAAAGATAATGAACTATTTACAGAAAGAAAATCATGGCGGTCACGCGCATAACTTAGATTTTCTATTAGCTTCATTGAATCTAAATCAGCATTTACGCGAAGCATTTTTAAGTGCCGCGGTGACCGAGAAGGATGATTTTTATATCCTTAATTTCCCCTTCGGCACAAAGACTGTTGAATTCATTTTATCTAAGAAGGCCGTTGATAATGAGCAAGCTTGACAGAGACTACCTTTTGGTCGCCGTTCGTGGGACTGTAGATGAGATTAATCATTTTAAAGCGGCATTAGATGACGAGCTCGATAAATTAAAAGATGACGTAGAAGAATTCAAAAAAAAGAGAGATTATATTTATGATTTTATAAGAACTTCGGGTGCTGAATTGCATCGATTGCAAACATTGGCCACTAAAGTAGATAATCATATTACTGAGATAAAATATACAATAGAAGATATAATAGAAAAAGAGCCGCGAAAGAATTCTGAATATATTTTAAATAAAATAAAAGATTTATTAGAAAATGTTGACTGATGCCCAACAACGAAGAATAGATATGCTACCTTTAGCTCATCTAGAGCGCGATAAATTATATTGCCAAATGATGGAAGCTTTCATCTTAATGCCCTCTCCGCAAGATAAAGGATTTTTTAAATGGATCAAAAGACGATTGACTAACAGAGAAAAAAGCCATTATAATAATTAATGGCTTTAATGACAGAAAAAGAATTAGAAATCCGCTTAAAACTCAAAAGAGACTTCCCCCACTACGCCTATAAATGCCTTAAAATCCGCGCTAAATCGGGAGATATAGTTAATTTCTCCCTTAACAAAGCTCAATTATATTTACATGAAAAATTAGAAGAACAAAAAAGGAAAACGGGGCGAGTCCGCGCTATCATCCTGAAGGGTCGTCAACAAGGTCTTTCCACTTATGTTGGCGGTCGTTTTTATCATATAGTTTCACATAGAACAGGTTATCGAGCATTCATTCTAACGCATATGCAAAGTGCGACAGATAATTTATTTGAAATGGTTAAGCGCTATCATACCTATTGTCCTATTGTTGTGCGTGCTATTGAAGGCGCTAATAGCTCTAAAGAATTCAACTTTATTTCACCAGAATCAGGATATAAAGTCGGAACCGCTGGCAGCAAAGGTATTGGGCGCTCGAGTACTATTCAGATATTTCATGGCTCTGAAGTGGCGTTATGGGAAAATGGCGCTCAGCATTTAGATGGCATTATGCAATCAATCCCCCGTACAGAAGGCACTGAAATCATTCTAGAGAGCACCGCACAAGGCAAAGGGAATATCTTTTATGATTTATGGAAAGAAGCGATTGATGGAACAAATGAATTTATGCCGGTATTTATACCTTGGTTTTGGAGTGATGAATATCGAGAAGCCTTACCTGAAAACTTCCTGATGACGGAAGAAGAAACAGAATATCAACGACTTTATAACCTCGATAAAGAACAGATTAACTGGCGAAGAATAACTACAAATAGTAGTAATTTAAAAGATCTTGGCTTTAAACAAGAATACCCCTCTAATCCTGAAGAAGCGTTCATTGTGACGGGTGGTAATTGCATTATATCAAGCATTTCCGTGGAAAGAGCGCGAAAATGCCCTGCAAACGCGTTGGGAGTGAAGTTTATTGGCGTTGACCCGGCGGGCGGTGACCCAGAAAATATGGGGACGCATCGAGACAGAACCTCTATCATTATTCGGCAAGGACGGGCTGCTTATGGATTACAAAGCTATCAAAATAAAGATACAATGCAGACGGTTGGGATATTAGTTAATTTAATTAAAAAAGAAGACCCCGATTTTGTTTGCGTTGACGTAGGTGGCTTAGGAGTTGGCATCATTGATAGGCTGCGCGAGCTTGGTTATGGGAAAATAATTAAGCCAATTAATTTTGGTGGTGTCGCGTTAAATGAAGATAGATATGCAAATAAACGCGCTGAGATATGGTCGCTAATGTCAGATTGGCTGAAAGAGCCCCCAGTTTCAATCCCTGATAGCGATTCATTGCACTCTGATTTGTGCGCCCCTTTCTACGATGCTGACTCGTTAGGGCGCGTTACATTGGAGCGTAAAGAGCGAATGAAAGCGCGTGGTGTCCGGAGTCCGGACGAGGGCGATGCATTAGCTTTAACGTTTGCCTTTCCTGCATTAAAAAAGAATGTTAATATTGGTAATATATATAATCCAAATATTAGAATTTAGAGAATGCAAGACTCCTATAACATTAATGCTTTCGGTGATGATACTGGCGACAAGGCCATTCTCGACCGTATTTATAAAAACGTTAATCGTTATTTTCGGTTTAACCAGCATAATATCAATCGTTGCCGCATTGACCGTCGATTCTTATTCTATGACCAATGGACGTTATTCGAGCGTCAATCGTTCCAAGCTTTAAATAAACCAATCTTTACCTATAATAAACTTTATGATTATTATCGTAAGCTTATTGGTGAGCAACGGTTTAATACATCTAATTTAGAAGTTAGTTCTTTAAATGGGATTGGTAGCCAAGAAGATATCACGTTGCGTGCCGATATTATTCGTGGGATTGAGTATCGGTCTAAGGCGCATCTTGCCTATCAAAATGCCTTCGCTAATGTAGTTAGTGGTGGTATGGGGTTCATTAGGGTTCGAACGGATTACATATCGCCAAAATCATTTAAGCAAGACATTTTCATCGAAATTGAAAAGTATTCAGATAGGGTGGGATGGGATCCAAATGCACTAACCTCTACCAAGACAGACGGTAACTTCATGTTCCGTTATGACACCATGAACAAGGATGATTTCGAAGAAAAATACCCTGACATTCCCTATCCGCAATCCTTCCCAGCAAGCTATAACACAGAATATTTTAATTGGGGCGACATTAAAGGAATTACTATTTGCGAGTATTATGAAAAGCAATGGTATAACTTTACTTTATATCAGCTCAGTAATGGCGAAGAAATAACTAAGAAAGAATATAATAAACGTAAAAAAGCATTAGAAACACCCGAAGAACAAGAAGCAGACGACTCCGAAGGAATTGCAAGCGGTATAGAAACATATAATGCAGAGCGGGCACAGCAAGAAGCCGCTAATATGCCTCCTCCAATGCCGCCACAACAACCACAAATGCCTGGTCAAGCCGGGCAGCCTCAAGGGCGACCAAGTCCTGCATTGCCCCAGGCGGGAATGCCTGGGGCAATGCCATCAATGGCGGCACAAGCGCCACTCATTACACCTGGCGTTGAAGTAATGCCAGCTATTGTTAGCAAAAGGCGTTCGCGTGATTATAAAATTATTTGCTATAAAGTCATTTCTGGTCATGTGATTGAAGAATATGAATGGCCAAGTTGTCACTTTCCTTTTGCTGCCGTTATGGGTGATGAGGTCGTAATTGAAGGTCAAACGATTGTTACATCTTTAGTTACTTATGCAAAAGACCCGCAACGATTCTTAAATTTCTTAGCGAGCGATACAGCGCAAGCCGCCAAGAATAATCGTCGAGAACAATTTCTGGCAACTCCTAGTAATATAGAGGGATTTGAAATTCTTTGGAAAAATCCAGCAAATCAAGCCGGCGTCCTGCTCTATAATCCAGATGACAAAACACAAGCCCCCCCCGCTCGATTGCCGGTTCCTGAATTACCTCAAACGCTGCTATTGAATATGCAACAGGCTGACAAAGATTTGCGTAGTATTATTGGTTATCCGCAAGAAATGAATGATGGTCGCGCATTTGGGCAGCTCTCTGGAAAAGCAATTGAAGCACAACAAAAGATTGGTAATTCATCTAATCTTGTTTTCTTTGATAACTTAAAAATAGCGCAAGAACAAATAGGTCGCGTTATCCTTTCGTTGCTTCCTAAAGTTTATGATACGGAACGCACGCTTTCTATTCATGGGGTTGACGGGAAGTCTAAACAAGTAACTGTGAATAAGAAAATTGCTGGCGGGATGAGTAATGATTTAAGTAAGGGTGACTTTGATGTAACGATTAAAGCGGGCGCTAATTATGCCGCACAAAAAGAAGAAGCATTGAAGATATTGGTGAGCTTAGCTCAAGCTGGTGGCCCACAAATGTTCTCATTAATCGCTGATATCATTGCTAAGAACATTGATATTGAAGACAATATTGAATTAGTTAATCGATTAAAAACGCTTGTTCCACTGGATGTATTAGCTAAAGCAGATGGTAAGCCGCCGCCACCTCCGCCACCACCAAGCCCCCAACAGCAAGCGCAGCAAATGGAGCAGCAAATGGAGCAACAATTGCAGCAAGATAAATTAAAATTAAGCGCAATCAAAGTTCAGGGAGAGCAAGAAAAAGTTCAAGCTCAGCGTGAATTAAATGCGGTAAAAATGGAGCAGGCTCAAATTGAAGGGCAATCCGCTAAGATACGCGCTTACGCCGATTTGGAGCGTGGAGGCCTCGATTATAAAGCTGCCATGGTAGAAAGTGCAGCTAAAATTGCGGCCGCTCACTCCTCTGTTGCTGATAAGCATTTTGAGACAATGAAACATATCCATGACCTGCACTCTGAAGGAGAGCTGAAGCAACAAGCTTCAGAGCAAAAGCAACCTAACCCTTAATTTCGTTTACATTACTTTAAAGATGTAAACGAATATTATTGTCTTTCATCCATTGGAGCACTTCATTTAAATGCCAGCGAACATGGGTTTTATCAATATAAAACCTTTTAGGAAAGCTACCATTTCTACCTTTTCTATAAATTGTACCCTGACTTAAACCGGTCATTTTAAAAACTTCATCTAATCTTAATTCCATCGCGCCTCACTACTTTAATACCCAATTGTAACAATAATTTAAAAATAAATTATCCGCAAGCATAAATATCTTCTTGTATATGATTTTAATTCAGTATAAGATTATTGGTAATAAGTGAATATGCAGCTTTATAAATGCATAGGGCGAATATGCAGCCGTACGCATAGGGTTTGAAAGTAAACCGTAAACTTGAGGTAGAAATAGTATGTCTGAAACACTTAATGTGGAGACAGTTAGTCAACCAGTTGTTGATAACAATAGTAGAAATTCTTTTGAAGCGCCAACAGAGCAGTTGTCGATACCAGAGCCAGTTGAAGATAAAGCGTCTCCTTCGCAAGAAGCTGCGCCTAATGAAGGTGGTGATGGAGAATTACCAGAGTTTGCTAAACGCAGATTAGGTAAAGAACAAAAGAAATTCGAACGACAAATTGCAGGACTTAAAGCGGAGTTAGAGGAAGCGCGTAATCAAAGTAGAACGCCGTCGCCTCAACCTCAATATGGCGCGCAATCGCCACCTGGTTATCAAGACCCGTTAGTAACGGGTAAATACATTGATACCAGTACGCCCGAAGGTCAGGCAATTTTTAATTATCAACAAGAGTTATCACAGCACTTGGCTGCGCAAGAAAAGCAACAGCAAGAGCGCGCTCAAAAAGACATTGATGCTAAACGTTTTGCGCATTTTCAAGATTCATTTGAAGACGCAAAAGACAAGCACGCTGACTTTGAAAAAGTGATTATGGCCTCGGGAATGAACGGCACTATCGCTAGTGAATTGTCCGATTTTCCAGACCCTGGTGAGCTTGGCTATTATTTAGCTTCAAACCCACGTGAAGTCGACAGATTACAAAAACTACCTGCTTATGAGATGAAGCGAGAGCTTGTTCGGCATATGGCAGATATGGTTTCAAAAAACAATATCACAAAAACGCCGCCACCCATTAAAGCGGTTGGCGCGTCAGATGGCTCATTTGCTAAACCTTTCGCTCAAAAAACTCTATCTGAGTTAAAGGAAGAGCGAAGAGCGCAATTAAACGGTCAGTCCCCACGCGGGCGTAATCGACGTTAATTAGCCTCGGCACTTACCTTTAATTCAATAATTAATTTATTCAATATAAGGTGAGTCATGGCTAATCAAATTCCAGTTACAGAACTAATCGCTAATGCTGCGCTTGCAGAATTAGCGACAAACAATTCTTTACTTTTAACCGGTGCACGTACTTATGAATCAGACTTTAAACAACCTGATTATCAAGCGGGCGATACTATTCGTTTACGTAAACAAACCCAAGTTACCGTTAACCAAGGTCGCGTAGGTGTTTTACAAGATTCTATTGAAAAAACTGAACCTCTTGCTATTGATTATCAGTTAAATGTTACGCGCGAATATAGTACTCGTGAATTAACGTTATTCATGAATACTGACCAAGCTCCTTTCAATGAGCGATATATTCGTCCTGCGGTTCAAGCGCTTTGTAAAACTGCTGAAAGCATTATTGCGCAGCTTGCTATTACTGAATTGAACTATGTTTCTGGAAATCCAGCGGCACCTGTCAATTCATGGGGTATTGTCGATCAGATTTATGCAAAAATGGAAACCCAAGCAATGCAAATCATGAATGATGGTTATCTTGCATTGGCTCCTTTCCAAGCAAGCGCATTGAAATCTAGCGCACAAAACTTCTTTAACCCTACACTTAACGAAGATATTACGTTCTCCTCGCGTCTTGGTCACTATTCTGTGTTTGATTTATTTTCTAATCAATCAATTGCTTTCCATACTGTGGGCGCTGGCGCTGCTGGCGCTGTTGTTGCCGCAACTCCCGTGAGTGGCGCATCAACCGTTAATTTAAGTGGTTTAGGCGCAAGCGTGACCGGGGTGTTCATGCCTGGTGATAGCATTCAGTTTACTGGTGTAAATGCTGTTAATCCAATCGATAGAAGCGATACTGGATTATTAATGGACTTCACTGTTCTTAATCAAGTTGATTCTACCGCAGGTGGCTTGGGTTCAATTACGGTTAATCCTCCGATTATATCCGACCCTGCTGACCCATATAGAAACGTAAGCATCCCTGTGGTTGCAACTATGCCTGTTATTTTAATTGGTGTTGCCGGCTCTCGTTATCACGTTAACCCTGCGTACCATCCTCGTGGATTAGACATTGTTATTCCTCCAATGGAAGTTTTAGACAATGTAAATACCTCGGTGGTTACTGATAGAGATTTAAATGTATCTTTACGTGTAGAGCGACAAGGGAGCTTATTGAATGACGTTAACATGCTTCGTATTGACTTGTTATTTGGAACCAAATGGCACGACCAGTACGGCGTTAAGTTGCTTTCACTATGATGTTGTCACACAGCTATTTACATGACACGCATGAGCGACCAGACATTGCACGCATGAAGCGTACTTATAAACTTTATTGTGGCGGCTTGTTTAAAACATGTCGTTACGATGAGGCGCTTATATTATTACAAACTGGTAAATGGTTTGATAAAACAAATTATTTGCCTAATGAAGAGGTATTAAATTATGAAAAATCAAGGCAGCGGATTTGTAGCAACCAATCCGAAACGTCCAGTGAGCGGGAAGAACCCGGACACCAACAACATCAGCCCAACCTATCGCACAACTGCGCCGGAACGGAAGATGCCAGAGAAGGGAATGGGACTGGGTCGACAAGAAGCGAAGTAAAAAAACGCGGCAGACCAAAGGTAGTTAAATAATGGCGCAAGACTCGAGAAGTGTTAATGACATTATCAATAATGCTTTTTATTTGCTGGGAGAGGTATCGCCTGATGTTATTCCCTCAGCAAGTGAAGTTAGTACAGGGCTTTATATCTTAAATGATATGTTAGATTCCTTTTCGAGTCTTGGCGTTTATGTGCCTTTTATAAAAACGATTAATGTTACTTTGGTACCAAATCAGGGAACATACAGTATTTCAAATATTGTACCGGCTGATTTTAATTTTAATCGCTTAGTAGAGTTAGACTTTGTAACCGTAACTATTCAACAAGTAAGTTATCCCGTAAATATAGTGGATAGAGCCGTTATATTAAATCAAGTGCGTTTCTCGCAAGGTCAGACACGACCTGGCGCTGTATTTATGGATAAACAAGATTTACAGACAAACTTAACTTTCTATCCTAAACCTGACCAAGCGTATGAATGTGAAATCAGAGCAAAGTTTATGTTTGATAGATTAGCGTTATATCAAGTAATCACAGAAGTGCCCCCGAAGTATTATAAATTTCTACGCTATGCATTGGCGCGTGAATTACGCGCTTATTATCCTTCTGGCTCATGGACTGAGATTACTGAAAATGAATATCAGATGATGCTTAAAAATATTAAGGCATCTCCTGAAATTAATATGCTTATTAATCCGGATGGATTATTAATGACACCCTATCAATATGTTTACAATTCTATTTATGGCGTGCTGGGAGTGCTTAACCCATGAAGCGGATGGACTTTCCGGTCGTCGGTAGCTTGCATGAAGATATCATTACGAAGGTAAATGCTGAGCGCACAATTAATATGTATGAAGTATTTTCTCCGCACGGAAAGAAGGCGAATTATTTACATCCAACACCAGGAAAACAGGAAGTGGGCACATTCTCAGATGGAAATAATGGGCGCGCCTCTTTTGTATTTAAAGGATTCACATATTTTGTAGAGGGCGACACTATTTATAGAATGGATAGTTCGTTAGTGCTTAATATTATTGCGCTTAATTTCTTTACTTCCTTAATCGGGCACATAGGAATTGCTGCGAATGAATTTCAAATAATATTTGTAGATGGAACTAAATCATTTTTATGGGATACAAATACATCCACAGGGATTGATAATACGCCTAATATACCAACGCCAGGTGGCCCAGGTTCGTTTGGTCCCTTAGATGTAACTTACATGGATGGTTCGTTTTTATTAATTAGTGGAAGCTCAGGATTTCAAAATAGATTTTATGTGAGCGCATTAGAAAATGGCGCGCTATGGCCTATTTTAGATTTTGCTTTAATTAATTCTCGGCCTACCATTTTAAATGGTATTGCGGTTTTAAAACGACGTATTTTCTTTTTTGGAGAAAACAAAAGTGAAATATGGATTGATGCCGGATTATCTGATTTTAGATTTAGACGTGATAATAATTTATTGTTAGAGCATGGCGTTAAAGCAATTAATTCTATATCCCAGGCATTTGATAGATTATTTTATTTATCAGGCGATATTGATGGCGTGGGCTCTATTATGATGATTGAAGGCGGAATTAGTCCGCAGCCAATTAGTACGCGAGAAATGGATGAGCGAATTCAACGATATACGATGCCTGAAGACGCCTTTGGTTTTGCATATAAAATTAATGGGCAAGTATTTTATCAAATTAATTTTACGGCAGATGACCATACATTTGTTTTTAATGCGAGCACGAAATTATGGCATGAATTAGAAATGGCAAATACTCTACTTGATAACGAGCCAAATCACCGTGACACAGCGAATACACATGCATTCTTTAATAATAAACATTATATAACAACATATAACGATTCTAAATTATATGAATTAAGTTATAACTTTTTTAAAAATGGTGATGACAAAATTAAGCGCACACGAATATGTAGAACATCAAGTTCGCCTACTTATGAACGAATTAAATATGCGCGCATGCAACTTGATATGTTGAAAGGCGTGGGATTGACAAATACAAAAGGGTTGCCGTTACCTATGTCCCCAATTCCTACACAAGCGCAATTAGCGGCAGCTGGCGATGTTGACCCAATGGTGTTCTTAAGCGTTTCTGATGATGGCGGCGTTACATATCACACCTTTGGTTCAGAATCATTTGGTCGAGCCGGCGATAGAAATATTCGAATTATATGGCGAGCATTAGGAACTTATCGAGATGCGATATGGAGATTTGAAATATATAACGCAGTTCCTGTTTATATTGTGGGAGCTGCAATCGATATGGAAGTACAACCTCAATGAATATTAATGCTGCATTTATGGCGACTCCACCGATTGAAGAGGTGGCCGTTGAAGAAGATAGAAAGCTTACAGATATATGGCGAAATCATTTTGATGCTATTTCGCAAGCATTAGGTTTGGTAATAGTGCATGACCGATTTAATGATACGAAACAAGAAACGCCCGTGACCGTTGTAATAACAATGCATCAAGCGCGGCGTGACCAGTTAGATAACGCAATAGATGGCACGATTATTTATAACTTAGATACAAAGAGATTTAATTTTAGAGAAAATGGCGCGTGGGTAACATTTACTCCGATTGCAGCATAGGTGATATATGGGTTGGATTGACGAAATGTTTGGTGGTGGCCGTGAGAAAGCGGGCAAAGATATGTATAACCAGATGCAGCAAGGATGGGGGCAGTCGCAAGGGATGATGAATCCTTATATACAGCGTGGAAATACAGCTTATGACGCTTATATTGCAGCTTTAAATCAAGGTAAAGACCCGGCAGCTTTATATAATCAATTTGCCTCTGGATATAAAGAATCGCCTGAGGCCTTAGCAATGAATAAAGTAGGGCAAGAGGGCGCGAATAATGCAGCGGCTGCGGGTGGCATGTTGGGTTCTGGCGCAGAACAAACTGCGGCAGCTAATTTATCTCAATCTGTGCGCGCGAATGATTTCGATAAATACATGGAAAATATGTATAACACCCGTAGTCAGTATTTGGGTGGTCAAAGCGGATTAGAAGGCCAAGGATTTAGTGCATCTAATAATTTAATGCAGACAATGCAGAAATATTTTGAAGACATGGCAAAAGCAAAGGGGGCGCAAGATACTGGGCGTTCTCAAGGGCTTACTGGCGCAATTGGGGCTGGCTTAGGAATTGCGGGGGATATATTTGGAGGTCCGATAGGTGGCGCAGTCGGCGGAGCGATAGGTAATTATTTCGGTGGTGGTCAATCTACCCCATGGTTAGACCCTGATACCAATCAATTTTATCAGCAGCAATAAGAGAATATTATGGCAAACGGTTTTTTAGAAAATATATTTAATAACGCGCCTCCGCAAAATATATTTGATACGTATGCAAATACTAGAAATACGTTAGATACTTTGCGTAAAAATAAAATTGCTAATGCATTAAGTCAAATTAAATTAAATTACGCCCCCCAAATGGCGCAACAAGCTGCTGATACTGGAGTGGCTGATTTATCGATAGAGCAGAATAAAGCAAAATATGAGCCCATTCTAAATGCATTAAGTGTACATCAAAAGCAAATACAAAATGCTATGTCTGATGAAAGATATAAATTCTTGCCACAACAATTACAACAAGGAATTGCATTAAAGGCGCAGCAAATTGCCGAATTGAAACAAAAAATATTGCTAGCTCCGCAACAATTAGCAAATAAAACTCAATCCACACAAAATCAAACCCAAAAAACTCAATGGTACACAAGTCCTGAATATAACTTACCTAAGCAAGTTGGAATGCAGAAAGGGGGAGCTAAATCAGTTTTTCTTGCCAATAATCAAGCTGATGTTAATAACTTAACAACAAATACTTTGCATGCGGCTTTAAAAAATTCTCAGCAGGGGACACCATCTAATGCCTCTAATGCTATGCCCCCAATGGGCGCTGGAATTATCCCTCAAGGTGCCCCATTTCCTAATATCCCGCAACAACCACAAGATGAATCTGCCCCAACTGCGCCAATGCAAACTCCGCAACAAGGAGCCGTTCAAAAGAGTATTGAACAACAACAATTTGCCAATCAGATGGCAGCGAATAAAGCAAATGTTTCTGCGTATAGTACGAAACGATTAGATAATTCAATTGAAATGGAAAAGTTTTTACAAGACCCGGAAGTTGATGCCGACATGGCTTCTCTTGCTAAATATGCTGGAATTATTGGAAAGGGAAAAGCCTTTGTGCAGTCTTGGAAAAAAGATAATCCAGAAGATTTCGAAAGATATTTAACAGCTAAAAATCAATTGAAATCTACCTTTGTAAATTTACAGAAAAATTTAGAAGGATTAAGTGTTCATGTTTCTCAGCGACAAGAGTTGATCGATAACTTAATGAAAGGGTTTGAGTCTCCTTCGAGTAATCCTGAACGCGCATGGGATCAATGGCAACGTACAAAACAAATATTACATAATGTTGCTAAATCAAATAGTGTGGCTGCTCAACCTTCTTTCCCAGGTGTGAGGGAGAAGGCTGCCGGATTAAATTATGATGATAAAGAAAATTTAGATAAAATGGTTGATATTAAAGTTAATGGAAGGCGCGCCTCTATTCCATTAAAAAATCTTCATGCTGCATTAAGTCGTCCCGGTGTTGAAATGGATTTGGGGGATTAAAATGACTGATGATTTAGGAATTATATATAAAGATGACTCGCAAACTACTTCTAAACCTGAGCCAAAAAAATCTTCAAAAGATGATTTGAGTGATTTAGGTATTAAATTTAAAGATGAGAATGACACTGCTTCAGAATCATTCGGGACAGAAGCTCTGAATGCAATTAATCAAGCAGGTGGAACTGTGGCTCACGGAATAGCCGATATAGCTTCTGATATTCCTAATACACTTATTTCTGGCGCTAATTATGCCAATCAAAAAGTAGCTGGGTTATTTGGTGTTAAACCTGAAAATGTTCCAACCCCTGATTTAATAAATACTAATTTATTGCCAATGCCAGGAGTATCCAAAGAGCGCCAGCAAGAATTAGAGCCAATTGCCCGAGCAGGCGCTACGGCAGCAGAATTAGCAATCCCAGTTGCAGATATTACAAAATTAGCGGCTATAAGCGGTAAAGAATTATTGGGTAAATTAACCGGATTTAATGCGAATGCAAAGGCCACAGATTTTATTAAAGGATTAATTGGAGACCAATCTACAATTAAAGCAGGATTTAAAACAGATTATAATAATATTGGAAAACTTGCAGATAAAAAAGGATATAACTTACTTCCTAATAGTACTCAAAAACCAATTGAAGCTGATATATTTAAAAGTGAATTAGGAGGATTGAGCAATGATGATAGAACTGCATTATTTAATAATTTGAATGCAAAAAAGAAAGTATTACTCGATCGCTTTATAGATACACCAAGTTATGATAATGCACATAAATTACAATCCATGCTTGGGCGACAAGGTATTAAATTTTTAAAAAACCCTGACAAAATTCAAACTGGCGCAGAAATATTAGGTCTTCGTTCATCATTAAACAATGACATTCAAAATACCTTTACTAAATATGGGGACACCGATTTAGCAGAAGCCCGTCAAAATGTAACAAATGAATACGCTAAAAATCAAAATAAATTATTGCTGGCTTATAAATTAAGAAGCGGAATAACGAAGCTTCCGGGTGAAGGAATAGCGGCAAATGCACAAAAAATAAAAAATGCATATGCCAAGGTAGGGCTAGATAAAGAATTAGGAAAGCCGTCGCCACCATTACAGACCCCACAGTCAGACGCAGCGATTCAAGATTTAATGAAATCATTATCAAGAAAAAGCGCAACTAAATGGATTGCTGGCCTTGGTCTTCCTGCTGGAATAATAGGTGAAAGTCTACGTAGATATTTATAAAGGTGAAACATGGCAACATATTCTTTAGCTCCTAGTCCAAAGTGGTATTTCGCAGATGCGCAAGGTCGTCCGGCTGCCGGTGGATTTTTAACAACATGGATGAACTCCGACCATTCAACGCAGAAGTTTGTATATTCCGACCAAAGTGGCAATGCTCCCTATATTGACCCTATTGAATTAGATGCAAGTGGTGGCACATCGGTTCCGCTTTATTGGGATGTTACAACTGCTGGCTTATACTATATTGTTGTGTCTGATTCCGCCGGAAATAAAATTTTCGATTTGGATAATTTCCCCATTATTGGTGGAGGCGGCGTAACACCTATCACTACCAACATTGATATTGAGAACCATCTTATTAATGGCGCATTTATATTTATTGATGCTGCTACTACGGCAGATTCTCTTATGTCGCCGGGAGAAGGTCGAACCCGAATAGCACCAGCTTCTGGGTTTTTTAAAGATACATCAGGAGCATATGTTCCTGTTATTGGTGACATTCCGTCGGGATGGATTTTCGAAAAAGACGGGGGCGCGGGCGAAACAAGCACGATTGAATTTGTAGATGTTGTACTTCTAGGTGCGGGACCTCCAAATGAACCAACTGCAAATGCCGTGCGATTTTTTAGATATACTTTAAGTGTTACTGGCGCAGCTCAAACGGGTATGACTTTATTTCAAACAGTGCCAAATGTTGAAACATTCCAGAATGAAACCTTAACCATTTCATTTGATTGTAAATCATCGACAGCGGGAAATGGGTCATTTGAAATAGACCAAATATATGGAGCAGGCGGAAGCTCCCCTACTAATAGCGTTCCCCATTCATTTGCTTTTTCAGTAGGGGCGTGGCTACGTAAATCGTTTCAAGTATCAGTCCCTTCTATAGTCGGAAAAACGAAAGGTCCTAATAATGATGACCGCATACAAGTCGCATGGAGTTTTCCTTTAAATGTAATTGGTAGTTTTGATATTGCCAATTGTCAAGTTCAACGCGGCACGTTTGCATCGCCGGCTTATATTTATCAAGATTATAATCAAGACCAATATAAAGTATTAATTGATTTAATTTACAATGGCAATTTATTTTTCCAAACTGGCGATTATCTTTGGAGCGATAATATAACGGCGCGTCCTGGATGGCTCCTTCTTTTTAATGATGCCGATACGATTGGAAAAAGTGGCGCGAGTGGCGCAGGTTCATTTGGGACGCAATATGGAAAATTATATAGTCTTTGGTGGGGGCTGTTCGATCAAACACGATGCATTGTAAATGGCGGTCGGGGTGGTTCTGCTGCCGCTGATTTTAATGCTGATAAAAAGATGACTATTCCCCGCGAAACCATTAATTATGTTTTTGCAGCTGCGGGCAACGCAATGCCTTTTGGTACTTTTGAGGGCGCACGCGAGCACCTTTTAACAATTGCTGAAATGCCTTCCCATACACACGGATATGAGGGCCCCGCTGCCGGCGCTAAAACAGGGGGCGATTTATTTGGAATCACTGGCGCATTTTTTCCAAGTCAACCCACAGGTGGCGGCTTACCTCATACCAATATGCAGCCCACCACCTATAAATATCTGTTCGTGAAATTATAAAGAAGGTGATAGAATGTTTTTAAAGTTTATTAAAAGGGTATAGCAATGGCAAACGTTGATGTGAGACAAAAAAGGGTAAATGAAATATCAAGAACCAGCGATTTAATTGGTCCGTTCACCGAAAGTGGCCTTGTTGTATTAGATACATTCTTTCCAGAGCACGTCGTTGCAAAAGCAATTCATGTAGGAACTGCTGGCAATTTAACGGTTGAAACTCCTTTTATAAAAGATGGTGCTCTGACTACGCAAGTAGTTTTAAATGCCGAAGTTGGTTATCACTGGTTAATATGTACTCGCGTTCTTACTGCGGGAACGTCTGCTACCAATCTTACCTGGCACACTGGGGAATAAATATGTTTACCGTTCAAAATTTACAAATTAATCGTGGCACATCGACTGGAAATGCCCAAGGGAATTATACTGTCACATTCCATACTTACATTGATATGGCGAGCGTCGTTGATGATATTAAAGCTTATTTTCCACCGTATTTACAACAAGGAGCTGACCAAGAAGTTTTACATATTAATGATTTGATTTATATCTTCGGCTCAGATTCTACGCAGTGCTGCCAAATACTTACGTTAGACCCTTTTGTTGTGGGTACTGATTTATTTTCTGAGGGTGCGGGATTAAGTATTGGCGCACCGGTCGTGGCGACAGATGGTAATGCCGTTATTATTAGTGGTACTACCCTTCATACAGAAATAGCTGATGCAACTCATCCTGGAATTGTCACAGCGGTCGCTCAAACGATTGGTGGTGTAAAAGATTTTGCAGCTAAAAAAATAGGCTTAGGAAGTGTAAATACTTTCTTTGATAATACAAATGTAAATGCCCAAGAAATTATGTGGCACTTTGCTGGCACATCTCCCAATGATGATTTTATTTATTATGATACTGGCACGCATGCATTTTCTTTTGCTGTAAATAGTACCGATGTATTTACCTCTACCTCGACTGCATTTTATGTGTTCCCTCCTTTAATATTAACGAACGGGGTCGATTCTGATTTAGCAATTCCATTACTTATTGGCGATAACAATGCAACGGCGATTGCTCTTAATGCGCCACAAACTGTTATTAATTCTGCAACCGTGGATTTTGTAGCGGCCAACGTTATAAATTTCATGCAAGGCAATTCCAATATTCCAATCGGTACTAATGCTGCTGATAGCATTACAAGTGGGGCGCGAAATATTGGGATTGGAACCAATGCATTAACCGCGGCCACTACGGCGCAGGATAATGTGGCGATTGGTAATAATGCTAGTTCCAGTAATGTGGGTGCTCAAGGATGTGTCGCTATAGGCTCTGAAACATTAAGCCTTAATTTGCAGGGCGAACAGACCGCGGTAGGATATTTAGCGTTAAGAGTTAATACGACCGGGTCTAATGGAACTGCTTTTGGGTCTCGCGCTTTAGCTAGCAATACCACGGGGGGTGAAAATACGGGAGCAGGAAGGGGAGCCTTAGAGCTTAATACCACAGGATTTAGCAATACCGCCGTCGGTGAATCAGCAATAAATATCAATACCACGGGGAACGAAAATACAGGCATCGGCGAAGGAACTTTGATTCTTCTTGCAAGTGGCAGTCGTAATAGCACCTTAGGCGTTAACACTTTGAACACCATTACAACAGGGTCTAATAATTTAGCGCTAGGCTATAACGCCGGGTCTGCATTAACCGTTAATAACAATGCGAATATTGATATTGCACATGTGGGCGTTGTAGGAGATGTAGGAGTAGTTCGTATTGGAACCGCTGGAACTCAAGTTAAGAATTTCCAGGCGGGTATACGAGGTATCACCACTGACGCAGCAGATGCAATTGCCGTTCTTGTGTCCTCTACAGGACAGCTGGGAACTGTGAGCAGTTTGCGAAGTCAAAAAGAAAATATCAAAGAAATTTCAGCCGTAGAAAATGCCGCAATAATTAGTATGTTAGCCCCTGTACGATTTGATTATATTGCCGGTCATGGCAAGCATCAGCAATTTGGTTTAATCGCAGATGATGTAGAAAAAATATGCCCTGACATATGCGCTTATGATGCAGATGATAATTTGCAAACGGTTCATTACGATCGCCTTGGAATTATGCTCTTAAAAGAAGTTCAACGATTGCAAGCAGAAATCGAATTATTAAAGGCGAAACAATAATCATGTTTTCAGTAACCAAGTTACAAATAGCGCGAGGCTCTACCACTGCAAATGGACAAGGTGGGGGCATTACGACCGTCACTCATAGCTATAAAGATTTAGACTTGACTGTTGCTGCTATTACCATGTTATTGCCCCCATTTTTAGGACAAGGAATAGGTCAAGAATTTATATTCGTTGGCGACCATATTTTAATAGAAGGCTCTGACACATCGACATATAATCGCATTCTTTCATTAAATCCTTTTACTATGGGCGCTGATTATTTTTCTGGCGCATCAGGTTTAAGTGTCGCGCCTCCTATAGTTGCCGTTGACAATAATGGCGCTATTATTACCGGTGAAATTTTTCAATTAGAAAAAGCCGACCAAACACATCCTGGAATTCTTACGGAGGTTGCCCAAGATATTGGGGGCATTAAAACTTTTCATGCCGATGTTAATATAGTAAATCCAACGACCGGCTTAAATATTACTGAAGCGGCAGGCGGCGTGGGAGTAAATATTACAACGGCTAACTCCGCTAATGCGGCTGGCTTTACTATCGCAGATAGCGCGCTTTCATCGAATATTTATGGAATGGTGTTTAAAGGAGATGGCTTTACCTCCGCTAATCCACAATTATGGATTATTGCTGATACGGGGAATGCCGGTGTCATGCTCGATAATATCGACCAATCCGTTACAATTAATAATAAACTTATAACAGCATCCATTGTAGGCAACGCTAATTTATCTATTTTAGCCGCTCAGATTGATTTTAATAATTCGCCTGTTATTAATTTTCCAGCGCTTCCAGGAACTAATTATACAATTGGCGCACCCATTGCCAGCGTAGATACAAATGGATTACTAATAAATAATACTGCGAGCACTCTTCAAGCAGAAATAGCGGACGCTACCCACCCAGGCATCGTTACATCAGGCGCGCAAATATTAGGTGGCACCAAATCATTTCCAGATGGCATTGTAGCGAACGGCACTAATTATGCTGTAGCCGCACCTATTGCCCCAACAGATTCTAATGCCCTAATTATTAATAATGTATTAAACACAATAGAACTTGAGAATGCAGATTTAACTCACCCAGGGATTGTGAGCACAGCAGCGCAGAGCTTCGGTGGAACTAAAACATTCACGGCCATTGTTGCCCCGGGGGCAAATTATAGTACGGGCGCACCCGTAGTAGCCTCTGATGCGAATGCATTGATTATCAATAACACGACGAATGTGATACAAGGCCAAATCTCTGATGCAACTCACCCGGGGATTATAACAGCAGTAGCGCAAACGTTTGGTGGGGCAAAATCCTTTGCTGGCGGCGTTTTATCAAACGCGGTTGATACCATAAGTGCAGTTCCTTTAGTTTTAGGAACAGCCACAGCTACCGCTATAACGCTTTCACAAAATTCTACCGTGAGCAGTGGCAAGACATTAAATACAAACACACTAGATGCGACATCTGCGGGAACTCTAGCGATTGGCACAACTACTGCAACAGCAATTACATTAGCTAAAAACACAACAGTAACGGCCGGTCAATTATTCAAAGCAAACTCTATTGATGCAGCTACAGCAGGAGCGCTTTCTATTGCTCCAACGACAGCTACAAGCGTCACTATAGGGCAAAGCACCGCACTTGCTGCCGCTAAGATTTTTACTGCCGATATTATCGATGCCACTACCGCAGGCGCTTTATCTATAGCTCCCACTACAGCCACATCGGTAACGATTGCTCAGAACACAACATTAAGTGCCGGTAAAATATTGAAAGCTGATACGCTTGACGCTACAACGGCTGGTGCATTGGCAATTGGAACTACCACAGCTACGGCTATCACGTTAGCAAAAAGCACGACAGTTACATCAGGGCAATTATTTAAAGCGTCTAGCATTGATGCGTCTACCGCTGCGCCACTCGTATTAGCGCCTACAACAGCTACTGCTATAACTTTGTCACAAGACACCACCGTAACATCAGGCAAGCTTCTTAAGGCTAGCAGTGTAGATGCTTCAACAGCAGCTCCGCTAGTTCTGGGCGCAACGACCGCGACTGCCATTACGCTTTCTCAGGACACCACAGTTACCTCGGGTAAATTGTTTAAGGCGAGCAGTATCGATGCCTCAACGGCCGTACCTTTGGTGCTTGCGCCAACAACGGGTACAGCGATAACGCTCTCTCAAGATACTACAGTAACATCTGGAAAACTTTTCAAAGCCAGCAGCATTGATTCTTCGACTGCGGTTGCATTGGTATTAGCTCCTACTACCGGAACGGCAATAACATTATCTCAAGATACAACTGTAAGTTCGGGTAAAGTTTTAAAAACAAACACATTAGATGCAACCACAGCTGGCGCGCTCTCTATAGGAACTACGACAGCGACGAGCATTAGCTTAACTCAAAATACTACCCTAACAGCAGCTAAGACGTTTAAAGCTGACATTATAGACGCAACGACTGCGGGGGCATTATCAATAGCTCCCACGGTAGCAACGTCGGTTACTATCGCGCAAAATACAACAATAAGCGCAGCCAAAACATTGAAGGCAGATATTATTGATGCGACGACCGCGGGCGCGTTAACCATTGCGCCGACGGTAGCAACCTCCGTAAAAGTAACACCTCTAGTAATGCTTACATCTGCGGGGATGCAATTCAGTCAAACAGCATCTGACCCTAACCAATCGATTATAAAGGATTATGTAGAAGATACTCATTCAACCACATTTACCAACAATACTTTAACCACGGGAACCCTCGTGGTAACCATTCGACGAGTGGGTAAGTTAGTAACCATATTTTTTCCAGCGGGAAGCGTGGGAGCGCAGGCTGCTCCGGCTTCATTTGTAATGAATACAGTACTTGTTTCCAAATATAGGCCTATTGCAAATATTTCTTATTTAATGCGAACGACAGGTGCGGCCGTTACATCGGGAGTAGCGATATTGGGAACCGCTGGCAATATGAATATTTATTACCTTCCTGACGGCAGTAATTTTACGGCCGGCGTGACAGCGGCATGGGATGGATTTGCTATCACTTATCCAGTAGCTTAATTTTATTTTTAATTTATATAGAGGACTTTTATCATGGCATTCACTTTAAATACATTTCAATTTTGCCGAGGTGTTGCCACTGCTGCCATTAATGGCGCAGGTGTAGGCACTGTTATTCATGGTTATAAAAGCACAGATACAAATGCAACCATTGTTACTGCCGCATATTTTCCAGCTAATATTGATGGCGCAACAGATAAGATATTTGTCGGCGATTTATTGCTCGTTGTTTCTTCAGATACTGTGGGTCTTTATAAAATTACCGCGTTAGCCCCATTTACATTAGGCGCTAATTTGCTAGGCAACGCAGGCTCGCCAATTATAATGACCGTTCCTGCGGCTGCTACTGATGCAAATGGCATTACGATTTCTGGTACTACCGTGCAATTAGAAATAGCAGATGCGACACATCCAGGGATTGTTACCCAGTTCGATCAAAACTTTGCTGGTATAAAAATGTTTAACTCCGGCGTTAAATTTTTAACGTTTGGCGGAACTCCTACCACCCTAAATTATTACGAAGAAGCTATGCATGCAACCACATTTACGCTTACAGCAGATACAAGCGCATCTGCCACGCTCACAATAATTCGCTGCGGTAGTCAAGTAAACTTAATGTTCCCTGCTACCGTTACCACCCCAGGTCAAGGCGCACCTGGCGTTGCATATATTTCCAATACCGCATTACCCGCTCGTTTTAGACCGATTGCTGATGTGATTTGCTTTGCGCAAGTATCTAATGGTGGTGTTTTTAATGCGGGATTAATGAAAGTAAAAAGTACTGGAATTATCGAAGTTTACAATAATGCAAATTTAACAACTGCATATACAGCGGCGCAAATAAATGCATTTTATTCTACACCAGTTACTTACTCTATTTTATAAAATTAAAGAGGAATATTGTTATGGCATTTAATTTACAACATTTTCAATTCGCAAGAGGCGTTGACTCTGCGTATGCGCAAGGTCAAGGCGTTACAAACATTCAACACACCTATAAAAGCGCAACCGATACTCGTGCAACGATAGCTGGAGCTAACTATTTCCATCCTTTTATTGATGGCGATGCAGATAAAGTTTTCGTTAATGATTCGCTTTTTATTGTAGGCTCTGACGGGGCATCGTTATGCATTATTACTGGCGTTAATCCTGTCACCTTAGGTGTGGATTTATTAGTGAGCGGCACGAGCTTATCTATGGTCGCTCCCGCGAATGCGACTGATGGAAATGCAGCAATTATATCGGGCAATACTTTGCAAATTGAATTAGCTACTAGCGCTAATCCAGGAAGCGTAAGCACTACCAATCAAACATTCTCAGGTGTAAAAGCATTTGATGATGGCGTGAACGCTGCGGGCCAGGGGTTGGTTGCTAATCAAATAAATGCAGGCGGCGCAATTCCTTTACCTATAGGGAATGTTCTTACTTCCTCTGTAGATTTTACGCCTGTCGTTAACGTGGGTAGTTCAGGCATTGTCTTTGCTGGCGGCACTAATCTTACGCTTTATACAGAAACAACAGGAACGTTTACATGGTCAGTCGCCTTTGCGGTACCTCCTACTATTACTTGGTATGCGAAGAAACAAAATGGCTGGGTAAGTTTATTTATAAAAGGAATGCCTACATCTCTTGCTGCTGGCGCTGCGATTGGAAGTTCAGATTCAGGTGTTTTTATACCGGTTGGATATCGCCCATCATCCAATATAGAAGCCCCCGTTGTATTGTGTAGCAGCAATGGAACGGTTGCCGTAGGTTTAGCGAATATAGCTGCGGCCGGCAATATTGTGGTGTATGCTACGGCAGCTGGCGGCTTGTTTGCAAATGCTGGAAATAATCAAATCCATGAAATTTGCATAACATACAATATTGCCTAAAATTAACGGACAATTATACATAATATATAGTTGTCCGTTCTCCCTTATGTATTGAAAGTAGCTCGCGATTTTAATAACTTATCCAAATCAATCAAGACAGGCTCATCTAGGCATTCTTCATCTGCCCTAAATTCCTTCCCGCAAGTAAGATGAATCTTTATTTTAGTCGGATTATTACTTGCAGTCGTGATGGCTGAAATGGCCGCTAAAGAAATTAATGTTTTCCTAGCTGGATGTTCGTCGTCTAATATTTTCCAATACATCTTATTTTTTTCCTATTCTATTGTAAATCGTGGAGTTCCCGTCGTTCCTAGATTAGCTCCGATAAGCTCATCTTTAAACATATTGAACTCATTGCTACCTACCGTATTAATTATTTTCTTATATTCTCGCATATCCACTTTATAGCTAGCTATCTTCACGACGCTATCAACAATAGTGCCATGAGGATAAGCAGTGTAGATGTGAGAGAGTTTTTTTTGGTCCCATACTGCCTTCGTTGGCATCTCAATTTTACACGTATATTTAGCTCCCTGAACTCTGGCCGTTTTGCTCCCGTTAAATTTAGCGTGCTGATAGATAGCATCTTTTACTTGCTGCATAGATGCCCGCATCATAGCGATGGTTTTTTCTCCCTGCTGAATATAAGAAAGCATCAAATCAATATCATTTGCTGGAATTATTTCACCTGTCATTGGGTCTATCATTATTATTATCTCCGTTATTATTAAAATGCAAGGGCATCATCAAATTGGTCATCCGGCAACTGAATATCTATTGTTTTAGCTCCCGTCGTTTCATAGAACTTTTTAACTTTACAAGAAAGCTCTACAGTCCCATCTTTTTTAATATAGCTCTCATGAAAAACATCCGCATCTACAATATTATTATTAAGTTCATTTAATTCTTTTAAATCTTCAATCCCTATTGCAATACATAGTTTCGCTAACTCTTCACGCGCAATACGCTGAGCCACCTCACTTGGGTGATAGATATTAAAGTCTTTAAAAACACTTACGCCCTTTCTAAAGTCACTCATAACTTCTAGCTGAATATTGGCCATGGTATTACCACTTTTAGAATTTTTAAGATGCGCATTTTTAATTATAAATGTATATCTTGCTTCTGGCAAAATACCTTGAGCATAATCTTTAATATTAAAATCAATCATTAGAATCCTCCGTCACTTATTGCATGCGTTTTTTTAATTTCTTCGATAATAGCTTCATCTGAACCAGGAATGGGGTCATTATTTAAAGCCGCCAAACGTTTCTCAGATTCTGATTTTCTATGTAACTCTTTCGCGATCCATTCTTTATCGGAATTTGGAATAGACTTTTGTGGAATAATACCATCGCGGTCGGCTCTGGCTTCTTTTATTTCTTCAATCACTTCTTTCATAACAACTTTATCTGGTATGTGTTGAGTCTTGGGCATTTCTATAACGCCATCTTCATCCATCTCGACCCCAAGCTCATCCGGAGTATACATAACAGAACCACCGAAGATACCAGGCGTAAAACGCCTTGCTCCACGACTAAGCGCTCGAGCAAAAAGCATATCAGAAGGAAACTTTTTCCAGGTTCCTCTTCCTAAAAGCTCTGCTTGCTGAGCCTCTTGAATAGTATAAACAGAATCTCCAAGATAAGAATCTTCATTAACACGCTTATCTTTAGATTCATAGAATGAAATTACACATATATCTTTATCGCATCTCTTTATACGATACGAATAATGCGGATGATTAGCCACTAATGTAGCCATAAGATTCGAACTTGGAGCGGGTTTCTTTGGCCCATTTTCTGGCCCAATTAAATGAATGCCAGACATACTGGCGAAGGGAGCGATACCCATTTCTTTACCAATCATTACTTTAACAATGGCTTGAGCTTCTGATTTTAAATCAGAAAACAAACCGCTGGCAAAGAACAATTTTCCCATTCGTTGCATCAATTCAAATTCTTGAACTTGTTCTGTTTTTGTTATTTCATTCATTATTATTATCTCCAATTAATTTATTTACAGCACTGATGACTTCATTTAATTTAGCAGCTAAAGCATGCACTCCAAAAGCCCCCTCAATAAAACCAATATTTTCAATTTTAGGATTTTCTGTAAATTGCTTTAAAACTGTCTCTACATCTTCTCGGAAAGTTCCCTTATTACTATTTTTATTTTCTAATTGAAGTATTCTCATAAACTCTTTAGATTCTTCTTTAGTTAACATTATTATTCTCCAAAAGGTATTTCATCACAGCCAATTAATCTTTCTTCTAAATATGCCAAACCAACTGAATCTGGTATATCATCTTCGATTGATCCATCATGAGCAAATTGATCGTCAAAGTCTTCAAATATATCTAAATCACCGTACATATTACATCCCTCCTATTAGACAAAAGGAATAATACATTGTTCCACATAGAACAGCGAGCCAAAAAGCAGTATTTAAAATTTTCATTATTATTATCTCCGTTGTTATTATTAAGCATCAAAGTGAGCGGTTTTACCATGCGTGCCATTCTTACAATCTTCACACTCAAAACCTTCAATATCTTCAAGTCCACACGCAACTATTCTAGAAAGCTCAAGCATTCTGTATTTCAGATAATCTTTTCTTAGAAACTCAGGAATAGATTTAACTGAACTTTCTAAAAAGTAAGAAAAAAGCATATCCATAATTCTATCTGTTTCCGGAACTTTCAATGGCTGCTCTTTCGTTAAAATAGAATGCACAGCTTGAATAGTTTGTTGCATTAAAGATTTTATTTCATCATCTGTTTTTAATTTACTCATCGTCGTTCCACTCCATATTCTTCTTCTGGGTTAAATTGATAAAGCTTATGCTCTACTTCAAAATATTCATCTTGCAGAATATCCCATGCTTCATCAGGCATCAAAGCAATCTCTAAATCTTGATGTTTATAATGTTGCGCATGAGCTTCCATCGCATCGATTACCTCTGGCATTACGGCTGCAATCACATCTTTAGCATGACGCAAATTATTCATCCACTCTATATATTCCATAACTAATCCCTCATTATTATTAAAGTTATTATTATCTAATCTTCTTCTTTTTAGACGCCTTAATATAGTCACTAATAGATTTCTGCATAAGATGAGTTAAGGTCTTATACATACTATTTTGCACTAGAGTCCAATAAGCCAGCTTTGCAGCTTGGGGCTTAGATAACTCAAAAATGCTTCTAACTCCTTTCTCTTCTACTAAATGTTCAATATAATCGTCTATTTGTTCAGCTGGTGTCATCTCTCTAAATCTCCTCTGTTGTTGTTACAATTCTTAGTCTAGGATCATTGACAACACCTGTCAAGCAATTATTTAAAATATTTTTAATATTAGTTGTTTTCCTACAATTCTTGCAATATAGTAGTTAATTCTTGTCGCTTAAGCTAACTAAAGGGAAGCCATGATAACAAACCTCACAACAAAAGAAAGAGAATGCATTAAAAAAACATTTAGCAGATTGTCAAAACAATTAGGTAATCAGAATAGATTAGCGGCGGCATTGAATACAAGCCGACAAACAATTAGTCTCATCATTAAGGGTACAAATTTACCGGGCGCTCATCTATGCCTCCTTCTTGAATCAAGATATGGCATAAAAAAAGAAACGCTTAGACCTGATATCTTCTTATTTAATTAACACGGACGTTCCATGAGCACTTCGTTAATGGTCTCTATAATGAACTCCAAGCTCCCCATGACAGCATGTCAACATCATGTTCTATTATGCTTAGCCTGTCATACTCATGATGGACAATCAGGGGCGTGCTTCCCTTCGCTCAATACAATTGCAAAAAAATGCCGTCTCTCTAAACCAACCGTTATCGCAGCTTTAAAACAACTAGAGTTTATCGGGATAATCAGTGTCGAGAAAAGGAAAAAGGGTGGAAATAATAAATCAAACTATTACATTATAAACAATGATTTAATTATTTCATTCAAAGAAAGCCCTATCAAATATACTTAAATAATTAAGCAATATCTCTATTAAATAAAAGTTATCCACAGGATATGTTTATGATTGCAAAAGAAGAATAAGACTTATCCACAGGTTATACACATGGTAGTAAAGTAGCTTTACCAGGGGGTAGTAAAGTAGCTTTACCAGGTAGTAAAGTGTCTTTACTAGGGTAGTAAAGTAGCTTTACTGTATATAAATATTGATATTAATACTGATATTAAAAGAAATATTAACAAAGAAAGATTTTCAATCGAAAAAATCCTCTTTCTAAAAAAAATCTCAAAAGAGGGTTGACAGGAGGTTGTTTTATTATTATTATGAACAAGGATATTAATAACAACGTACGGAGAATTAAAAATGAGGCCACATAAACAACGAGCTTGGAACAAAGATATTAAAATCATGATTACTGCTGAAGAGATGATGAGTGAAGACAGCGTGTATATGTATTTGAATGATGATGACGATTATATTTGGATGAGGACGACCGAAAAACTAGATTGTAATGAACAAGAAATATTTGAAGGCGATATAGTGCATATTCAAGAACCTACGAGTAGTTGTAATGATGTGGTGGTTTTTGAGGATGGATGTTTTATTTTTAAAGATATTCAAATTCATTGCGGCGCTTATGATTCAGAGCAATTAACGATTATTGGGAATAATCATGAGAATCCAGAGGTGCTTCATACAGATCTCCCTCCTTCTCTTTGTATTGAAGATTATTTAGTTGATCTCAAAGAATTAAAATGGCAAGAGGACTTCGTTAAAGAGGGCGTTAAATACTGGGGACAATTTGGGAAAGAAAATTCTGAATTGATGAAAGAAGAGAAATTGCCCCCGCAGTTTGTTAAAGACGCTCTTGAAGGGTTAAGGCAAGTGAAAGCGGGTGAAGTTGAAGTATATAAATTTGGAGAAGAAAATGTTGACTAGAGAAGAAGCGAATATTTTATTAAACAAAATAACTGCTGTTTGGGCGGTTCAATCGTCTAGGAACGATTATTTAATCGATTGCGTTAATGAATTTACAGAAAAATCTAAGCGAGAAATCCGGATGGGAGATATTTATTTAAATAATTGTGGGGAAATTTGCAGGATATCCGATCCAAAAGATTGTAAGTCAAAGGAAGACGAAGTGCATGTTCAAAATTCTGGAAAATATCTGAGGTCTGGAGAACCTAATGAGCGTTATGCATGCCATCTAGATTTATCGAAGCGGTATATACTTGTGGAGGTGACTGATGCTGACTAAAGACGAAGCTGACAGATTAGAAATGGTTATTGATTTAATGATAGGAACTAAAGATTTTAGCGATGATGGCATTAAAGGAATTCTTAAAAAATTTATTCATAAAATAACCGAGAAACCTAAGCCTGAGTTTGATATCCCTCCCATTATCGCGGCAAATATTCAAAGATATTTTAAATTCAAAGAAGACACGCCTTTGAATTCGATGAAGATTCATTTATTGGACGGCGACGAATGGGCTACAAATGCTGAGCTTGAGATGAGAGTAAATCAATTAATTGAAACAGTTAATAAACTGACGACGATGATTGAAGGGGGTGGGGATGAATAATGCATGGATGATTTATCATAAAAATTATGAGAATGACTATGATATTTTAGAGGCTGTTTTTTTTGAGGAAGAAAAAGCCCGATTATATTTTGAGGCGCAAGTTCAGAAAGAATTTTATAGGCACATACAAGACCCTGAGTATAAAATGCTTATTTATTACGCAGAAGAATCTGTGAATGCTTTGGTTTTTCGTGAGAATGGAGGGAAGAATGCTTCAGTTTAATCTTCCTTATCCACCCTCTGTAAATCATTATTACATGAGGACGAAAAGAGGCATCGCTATAAACCCTGCTGGGAAGGCCTACAGGAAGATTATTTGGGCAACCCTTCATGAGTGCCTTGGGGGAGTAGGAAAGTGGGACGGAGAGGCCATGAATGGCGATTTAATGGTGGAGATAATCATCTATCCTCCGGATAAACGCAAAAGAGATATAGACAACATAAAAAAAGCGTTATTTGATGCGCTCCAACATGCTGGATTGTATGAGGATGATTCTCAGATTGTGGATGACCATACGATAAAGATTAATAAAGTTGTTAAAGGTGGTTTGATTGACTTGAGAATACAATGTGCTTATTCCCCATTCGCGATTCGCGAACAGGGAATAATTAAAGGTTTTTTAGGAAGTTTTTCGCTTTAATAATTTGTTACAGAATTTGTAACTTTTACATTGCGTTTGGGTGCAGTTTTTTTGCTCGTTCCCATGCTCGATTTCTTAGATTGATTTTGCATAGTTTTAGAGGCTTGGTCTTTCTTAGTTTTCATAACTGCGGTTGAGCGGTTATTAGTTCTAACATCATCATTGGGTAAATTGCTCATTTCTTTTTTCCTAATATTTTATTCGCTTTCGCGTCTATTTTTGATTTAGATGCAGGAGAAAGTTTGCCTTTATTAACCATCTGAGTAGCGCGCGCTTTTGCATTGGCGGCGTGAGATTTGTTGTTAAGCGGGTACTTTCGTTCGCCAGGAAGTCCAAATTTTTCTTTTGGAAGTTTGTTTCTAGCTTTTGCTTTCAATACTGTCATGATGTATTCCCTTTAAATCGCGATAAATTGAATAGGCAATATGTAAATCTGCTGCAAGCACAGATGGATTAACAAGGATATTTTTAAGCGCTTCAATTAAAGCGATTTCTATAAGTGCCAGTTGTTGTAACATGAGTTGCCTATACTAAATTGAATATTAAGTTATTCTAGTACGTATAAATTATTTTGCAATTATTTGCAAATATTTTTAAAAAAGAGTTGACATTATTATTATGAGGAGTATACTTTGTTTATATGATGAATTATACGAAAGATGGTAAAAGAAGATTGAAAGATTCAGCGAAGTGTACGCGCTGCGATTGGGTATGGATACCTAGAAAACCAGAGCCAATTGCATGTCCACATTGTAAATCATATGAATGGCGCGGGCATTGTGAAGTTCGTCCTAATGCAGAAACAAGGAAAGCTATAAAAGAAGCGAGAACAGGTAAAGGATTAAGTTCTGCGAAAAGCATTAAAGATTTGCTTGGGGATTTAAATATTTAGGAGGGGTTCCTGAACGGTCAAAGGGGGGGGGTGTAAATTTGCTGGCTCTGTCTTCGTGGGTTCGAATCCTTCTCCCTCCCCCAGCTTTGATAGTTTATG